TAATCTTGCGGAAGTTTTTGTCCAATATGCGGTACCTGCTGTTGTTGTATTTAAACCATCAGGAGCCGTAATAGATGAGTAAAATTTAGCTACACCACTTCCTTCAAGCGATAATGCAGTAACTGGTGTTCCTGATGTTCTCAGTCTAAAATTAATAACTGATGCAGCGTCATTGTAAGTGTTATCTATATACAATGCAGTTTGTCCACCGTCATAATATTGAATTACGCCCTGATATGATGCGATTGCACCTATGGCAATTTTTCCGCTACCCGGACGGTTTGCCAGTATATCCGAATAACCAAAAAATGTGCCTTGCGCCGCTGCTATATTATGAACATTAATAACACCTGCACCACTACCAACATTTAATGTGTTATTCAATGTAACAAGTCCAGCAGTATTGATATTAAATAAAGAAGCTGTATAAGTTCCGTTATAATAATACCAATCTATTCCGTTACTTGCATTTAATTGATGCAGCCAAAAATTTGAATTGGAAGTATTGCCAAGTAAAAAAAACGCTCCGTTTCCTGGCGTATTTGATCCATTTAAATTTGACCTTAGATCGCCTTTAAAAAACCCACCTAAAGCGGTAATTTGATTATTACCTAAATTAACATTGGTAGTTGCTCCGGTATAAGGTACAAAGCCACTAAGAGAAGGGGCACCTGTTAATTTGCTATACGCTAACGAAGTAATCCATGTAGGATCAGGATAACTACCTGTAGTGTACACCCCGTTTGTCACTGTAGCGGCATTTCCATCAATAGATACACCAGTGAGTATTTGGGAAGCGGATGCTCTGTTATTAGCTATCAGTGTAGTGCCAATGTAGTGACTACCAGCAGCCCAGTTACCCCATCCGTATGCAGTAGACCAATTGCTGATATTAGTAGCCGTAATTCCAAATGCTACATGAGAAGTGAATACCGGATCTGTCTCGCTCGATGGTGCCGGAAGAGCTATCCAGTTGCCCAAAGTAGAAGCCGGAGCCTGGTACAGTATGTAAGCCACGTTAATATCGGTACGGATAGCAATATCACCCTGTTCAGCAGGTAATGCCAGCATGGCCGCCTGAGAGGCCGGTGTGTAAGTATCAACCAACGCCAAGGCAGGAATTACACCGGGCAGCAGCTTACCATCGCTCCCTGTTTTTACAAGTTGGTTGGCGCCATTGAAGCTATTACCCTGAAGCGTGACATTGCCCGATAACCGGGCATCGGCCAGCGTTCCGGAGGATATGTTACTGGCATTGGTAGCGTCTACGTTGGGAACATTACCGAGGCCCACATCCGACTTGGTTACAGTTACATCCGCTGACAGTGCATGACCGTTTACCGTTATGGTTGTGGGCACCGGTGTATAGCCGAGAAGAGGCTCTTTTGTCTGAAGCCGGCTCTGGGCAGCTGCAAGGGAGTCTATTAGCCGTTGGGTTCGGGCATACGGGGAAAGCATGGCTGCCGAGTCAGATATGTTCAGCTTCAGTGTTAGCAGTGCTTCAATCTGTGTTTTTGTGTATCTGGCTAACAGACTGTCAGCCAAATTTGTAATCTGGCTTTGCGGATGGGTATGGTCAGAACTTACTGTAACTCCATTTTTCTTCACGTACAAGGTATTACCTACAAACCATACGCTATCAATCTTCATACTGGCAAAGTAGTATCCATCCATTTTCCGGTTAATACCGCCAACTACAACAGGAACCAAAGCTCCAGCTGGCGTTCCTGTGTAAACCGGCAGCTCGCTGATCTTCACTTTATCCTGCCCATAAACACTGTTTAAAGACAGGCAGACAATGATTGCAATGAGTATTTTTTTCATATTATTCAGTTACTAACGTTTTTCCATCCTCGGTAATAAAATCGAACCCGTCCTCAGTAGTAATGGCAATGTTAGCTTCGGCAGAATTTGATCTGTAAGCCATTACATAGCGATTATTTAACCTCCGCAACACCCTTTTATTGGCTACATCTTCCTCTATGTTATACACCAGCTTTGTTTCGGGTGTTATGGCTCCACCTAATTCAAAAGAACCGGTAATATTATCGTCCAACACCTGCCTCAATGCCCCAACTGAACCATACAACTGTATGGTTAAATCAAGAATGCTTTGGTTCGGTGTTGCTCTAACTTCCATAGGTTGCGTTTATGTCTAAAACCCCGTTGGTATAATTCAGTTTCTTCACTGTCATGCCGTCCTTTCTGAATTTTGCCAAAATGCTCGCAAGCATCTGGTCTGCATCGTCATCATTGATCTCTCTGGCAATACCAATGGTGGCATCCGGCGCATGTTTGTAATCACCCGGACGTGCCAACAGAATATCCCGCTGGTGCTGTCTGGTAGACTCTCCATACGAGATATCGCCGTTTGTGAACAGCAGATCGCCATTTTCTGTAAATAGGATATCTGTCATTGTTTTACTTGGGTATTTTCAATATCATCGTTCTGTGTCTTTTTCAAATTGCTTCCGGCCCAGCTTTGCACTTTCACCTTCAAAGCCCCTCCTCCATCACCGGCTACTGGCACCCAGGAAAGCAGTATTTTTTTAAGGGTATTCAGCTCGTTTTCCAGTTTATTTAACTGTGTGCGAACTCCATCCCTTTTAACCATCCCTCCAAGTGTTCCCTCATTCATTACTATTCCATCGGCAGACAGATTTAACCGGGTTGTGCCAATCTTGATCCTGATGCTGCTGATCTCACCCGCCTTGATCATTATCCACTCATCACTATCACTTACCCTGCCTATGTAACAGCGGCTGCCTACTGCTGGCTGTATAACCAGGTCTATTTCACCGCCTGAAACCGATTTAAACAGTACTCCCGGAACCGTAATGTCATCGTCCGTAATACAGTCGCAGGTAAATTCATTTTCATCAACGGCAACCACATTTACAGGAATGATAGCTTCCGGGCCATAACTGGCTGCCAGCTTTTTCAGCCCTTCCATTATTTTCTTATCGTACAGATCGTCTCCCATGCCTAACTAACTTTTACACTGATGCCACCTATCCGGCGATACCCGCTTTTGTTATATCTCACTTCCAGGCTATCAATCAGGTATGAACCCTCCCTTTCAGTAAACCGTGGATCGGTTAATATGGTCTTCCATCCATGTTGAAAGAAGGGGAGGCCAAATGTGGTGATCTTCCCTTCATACCCATTGTATTTTTGCTCCGCTAACATCTTATCTGCCATCATTTTCAAAGTGGCTTCGTCTGTGATAAAATGGGTACGTTTTTTTTTGATGTTGTTGGTATTGTCTCCGCTCTTAACAACCACTTTGGTGCCATCCTGCTTTACACCTATCAGGTTTATCTGCACTTGTATATTCTTTGCCTCTCGCAGCTTCAGCTCATTGTCTTTTATCACATTCCATCCCAAACGGTGCTTAACGGTTCCTTTGTATTCAGTGTATGCCAGCCCCGCAAATAACTCAGCGTTATGAAAGAAGATATACAGGCTAAACTCCTTTTTAAGCACTTCCAGCACTTCTGCTCCGGTCTGCCCCTTGATGATGATCTTATTGATCTTCATATCCGGAATATTGGCAGAAAGCGTGATATCTGTACCTGTTATAATGTATGCCAGCAGTTCCTTTAAAGTGGTATTAACAAACGATTTAGATACCAGCACCTTTCTTAACTGGTAAACATATCCTTCGCACTCTATAATGCACGGGTTACTCAGATTAACCCTGCGTACAAATCCTACAAATTCCTCGTTGTACTTTCCATTATACCCAAGCTGAACATCTACCTTTTGACCTTCAGCAAAAACTTTAGCAGAAGAAAACGGTAAACTGTCTGTCTTATCCTGGTCTTTTAACTTCATTCTGCCACTGGCAGGGATACTGATATTGCAGGTATTGATGAAACTGTGTATGCTCATACTGATGTTTACATCGTGAACACCCTTGAATTTATACGGGCCAATGGTTATTATGCTGTTCAGGGTAAAGCTCATTTCAGTTCCAGTTCAAAAACGGTATCGCTGATACAATCTATTTCGTATGGTTTTACATGCTTCGTTCCTGATATCATTGGAACGGGCACCTCTCGAATAACCACTTTGTATGTATCAGCAATAGGATTTGTCTTGTCTTCAAAAAATATATCTGTTATGGCTGATCTCAGCTCTAAACTCTCGTCCCTGCAAAACAGGTCATTCAATTGGGCCAGCTCTTCCTGCGGAAATTCATCGTATGGATTTACAATGAGCCCCTTTATGTTTATTTGTATATCGTCTTTATTGATGATCTCTTTTACAGTACCCCTTCTTTCCACCATTCCCGTTTCAACGATTGTTTTCTTTAACCGGATACCAATAACAGGAAACCAAAGGCTTACCCCTCCAAGGGTAACCGGCATGAAATACTGTCTGCCATATTTATCCGTTCCATACAATGGTGACCCGAGGTTGGCACGCTGAATGTTTTCTCTTTTTTCTGGTATACTAAACCCACCCGGATCAAAGTTTTCCTGTACGTTACTCTGCTTTTTAGGAATAACATAGTTCAGTGGTGGGTTAATACCAAAAGCCTGCTTAAAGAGAGATGCTATGTCAAATTGATTTGTCATTAGTTCACAGCAATGCCCTGGGCACTATTTACTATTCGCAAAAAGGTTTCCTTTACTATTTGTTCTAACTCATCAATTCCCTTATCCAGATTAACGGTATGCAGCTCCAGCTTCTCCACAAATCCTCTGTTTACATTGATGGTGATTGTTTTCTGGCCAGCAGAACCCATTGCTCCTTCTGCACCACCTCTCAGGCTATCCATATCGGCACCGCCTTTTTGCAATCCCCTCATCATATCAGCCTTGGAAACATCCGCTGCATTGGTTGGATTTACACCTTTGGCGGCTTTGATCTTGGTTAGTCCTATCTTACCCTTTTCGGCATCAACAGCTTTTTGAAGGGTAAACATTTCTTTAAAATTGCCCACCTGCTGAGTGTTACGGTTTTTCTTCAGCTGCTCCAGCTCTGTGTCTGCTGCCACTACAATCTTTGCCGTAAGGGCCTGTTTGGCTTTTCCAAACTCAAGGCTGGCCATTAATCCGAGGGCTCGGCCCAAGTTGCCAACTGCACCTTGAACCCACTGTATGAACCCTTTAAACTTCAACCATCCATATTCCACCCAGAACCAGATACCCTGGCCCAGCTCCTTCCAGCTGATGAGCATGGATTTAATGCTCCATTTTGTTATGTTCCAGATGGCAGTCATGCTTTTACCCCAGCCATCATATTGTTTCACTAAACCGTAAATAAGGCCCCCCAGAATCAGTATCCCGGAAATGATGGCTATGACAGGATTCATGGCCATGACCACGTTCAGAATGCCCTGTGCCGCTGACCAACCAACTGTTGCTGCAGTAACCAGTCCAATACCTGTTGCCAGCATGATCAGGGCCGGTTTGTTCTCCAGAATAGAGCTTGCCAACCCTATCACCCATTTGGTAACCGGCTCAATCCAGTTACCAAAAGCGATCAGTTTCATCTTGGCATTATCCATCAGGGTACTAAACATGCCAAGTGCTGTATGGCTTTGCTTTTCCATCATATTGTAAAAGCGTCCACCTTTTTGAGTTGCATGCTGAAAGGCCATCGATACCATTTCAGAACTGATAGCACCTTTTTCCATTTGCTTCCGCAAAACAGCCATTTTAATGCCCGTTACGGCACTGATCTCTTGCAGAGGATTAAACCCTGCATTTACATATTGAAGCAAATCCTGCCCCATCAATCTGCCTGCTGCATTGGTTTGTGAGAAAGCCAGCGTGAGAGATCCCAATTTCTCGGCATCCCCCATTGCAACATCACCAAGCATCTGCATATTTTTCATGATGGAGGTGTCCTTAATACCGAAGGCAAGCTGTGTTTGTGCGCTCTTATATACTTCAGGTGTTTGATACGGTGTTTTGGCGGCAAAATCGAATAACTGTTTACTCATGGCCTGGCCCTTCTTATCATCTCCCAGCATTACACCAAAGCTCATGTTGGTCTGCTCCATCTGACCGGCCATTTTAGCACTGGCCACAAGGCCCATACCAAGACCAACACCGCCAAGCATACCTCCCAATCCCATACCGGCAGTTCCACGACCATTCGCTTTGCCATTCAGCCTATCAATCTGCCGCTCCAGCTTATTTGCCTCTCTGGAGGCATCTTTAAAGATCTTCCAGTCAGTTGTGCTACTGGCAACCGTTCGCAGCTGATCAACCTTGGTGCGGAGGGTATCCATACTGGCCCCCATTCTGCCAGCGCCTTTGTTTGCCCTATCCTGGAACTGAACCAAAGCACTATCTGCCCGCTTCAGGCTCGTGCCTAAATTCGGGTTAAGTAAGTCTCTGAGTTTTATTACAAATTCCAGTGCCATAGATATTATTAAAAAGCCCTGGCCGTGTTAACTGCCAGGGCCTGTTTGTACTTGTGGGATTCCTTTGCCTTCCTGCTTCAATATGTCTAACATCACTCCATACTTCCGGGTAAAATCTTCATCTGTAAGCTGCGAAGCATCAAGACCCGGTAAATACCTTTGAAACATCGTTTCCACATAAAAAATGGGATCGTCTTCAATGGTAACCTTGGCTTCGCTTAGTGCTTTACGTATTCAGCCTTTCTCCCGTTTACAATCTCGGCAAGCTGGTTACCAAAAGCGATTATATAATCTGAGTCTTTGTAGATTTCAGGATCACCGGCCAGCCAGCAGTTTTCTGCAAGGGTTTCGGCAAATTTTATCGGATCGGTTCCGGCGTACTGCAAAGCCAGTTTTAAAGTGGCCCTGTCAAACTTTTTCAGGAAAGCAGATTTGTCGTCTACATGAATTTCATGTACCGTTCCAAAATCTTTTTTCCATTCTTCAATCTGCTCGGGTGTGGGTTTGTTTTCCATTGCTGTATGTATGTTTGGTTAATAATTAAGGTGTCGATATTGGCTTATACCTTTTTGATTTTGGTAAAGATGATCGGCAGAGAAATCTCCTTGAATTTGTCTCCCTGTACCATTCCGTCTTCGAATTCCTTGAATTCAACATTCAAAAGGGTATCGGTAGTAATCTTGGTATCATTACTGTAGGAAACAATCAGGGGGAAACCCGGCAGATCAACCACATCTTCATAGCCCGCTGTTTTAGCAGCGATATTCAGAGCATCAAAGTCACTTTTCAGCATCATCAATTCGCCCTCGTATGCCTTGTTGCCTCGTTGTACTCCAACTGGTTCATCGCCCTGGGCATACAGGTGTTCCTTTTCCTGCGATTTTTTATACTTAATACCACGGAACCCGGTCAAGGTTTGACCGAACATGGAAACAGTGATGTCTGCGAACCGATAGTTTTTACTATTAAAAGCACCCATAAAACAGGTTTTAATTGACGTTTAAAAAATTACACTCCAAAGCCCAGCAACACACTTACATCCTTCACATAACCCTTCGGACGGATTGTCAGAAACACATACAGCTTACCTCCGCTGTTGAGATTCAGATTTGGATTACTGATGTTAGCTGCGGCATATAATGCGGCAGAAGTGGTAGTATCCGGGTTAACCAGTGCATCCACACCGCTGATGTTATCTCCGATATTGTTCAGAATAGCATCAATAATATCCTGTTGCAGGTTCTTCTCAATAGCCGTTTCTATGCGGCCATTCTCATCTGTTTCCAGATCATCCTTCAGGGTTCTGTAGTATTGCTGGTAGGCAAGGCGCATAGCTTCGCCAATAACCGCATTGTTGCTCAATGTGCCATAATCGCTGGTGGCGATCACACAGGTGATATCATCGTTAAAGATGTATCCCGGAGCATCTTCGTTGACCAGATAAGTGATCACACGCTTATCGTGCAGTGTATTCAGATCATCTACAGACACAGAACCGTAGGCGGTTGATCCTAATTTGATAACCACATTGCTTGCGATATTTAAACTGCCGCTTTTTACCCTACCGATATTTCTTTGGATCGTATTGGCAGCTTTCTTGCCCAAGGCACGTAAAACCGAAATACCACTGTTGTTGTCTTCTGTGGCAATTACCAGTCCTACCTGCGGGGCCGTTTCAGTAGCAAAATCTTTCAGGTCTGTTGCATTGGTAAAACCACGGCCTTCTACCAGAACGGTCAGCATTTTATTGGTAGCCAGCCTAACATCTGCCAGCTCCTGTGCTTTGGTTACAGCTGTAAGCACATCTTCGTCCAATCCGGTTGTAATGGTGGGAGTATAGGCATCAGCAGGATAGCGTACAACCGCTACCGTGCGGATCTTCTTACCGGCCAGTGTGTCAATTTTGGCAAAGTGGCCGTTATCTGTATCCGCCAGCTGGGTTAAGGTGGTTGTATTGGCAACAAACAAGCAATACAATGGGGAGCCTTCAGAAACCTCTCCGTAAAAGCCTTTTTCAATAGCGGCCAGTATTCCGGCATTCAGCGCATCGGCCAGCTGGGCCTTTGCCTGCGCCTTGCTCTTGATCAGTACTGCAACTCCATAGCCAGCGGTTGGTGCAGCAGGTATTGAGGCCAAAAGGCCCATAGTGCCTGTTTCGTCTGCGGCAGCTAAGCCAAGGTTGCTGGCTCCAAGAATTACGGTTACTTTAGGATTACTCATTGTATTAAGATTGTGTTGAATGATCTATTTGGTTACTACTATGCTTTCAAACCTTCCAGCAGCTTTTCTGCTTCTTCCAGGTCAATTCCCAGTTGTTTGATCTCATTTTCCAGCTGCACCAGTTTCTCTTCATCTTCCTCGGCATCAAATGCTTCCTGTTTGGATACCACATTAGATTTCAGGGTGTTTACTTTATCCTCTGCTTCCTCCAGCTCAGATTTTTCCGGATTGACAACAATTACAGGTTCTCCTATTTCAGAACGTGTTACCGTTTTTACCACCTTATCGCCGATGACGTTAGAGGCATGATCGTTTGCCGCAGCAAAGTCAAAAAAGGCCATCAGGTCTGATGTTAAAAAAAGGGTGTCCACTCCGGGATGGTTCGCAAATACTGATGCTGCTTTCTCTGTTGCTGATAAAGTATTCATGGTTAAATATTTACGTAATTAGTGTTTGGTATCAACTTCTTGGCATTGTACATCTCCAGCAGTTCATTTACCGAGTGTGAAAATGTTTTTTGAAAGTGAGGTGTATCAGTGAACTTCCAGTCACCACCCCATTCCCATCCGTATTGTTTAAATACGGTAACTACCTCTTGCCAGTCTGCTTTATTATCGCCGTCAAAGTCTTTCTTCTCGTCCCAGCTCGCAGTTTCGTACTTGCCGTCTCCATCAGTATCCACTATCAGTACAATGTCAACTGCCAGTCCGTAATTATGGTAGCTTTTACCAGCTCGAGCCTTTGTTACAATATTGCCAGCTGCCGTTCTACCCTGTGCAAAAAGTGTTGCCTGTTCTGCAAAAGACCGGTACACAAATGCAAACCTGCAAAAAGCCTTACCGGTAAGCGCATCGCATATTTCAGCGTATATTTTCCGAAGCTCCTCTCGAACTTTTGGGTGAGCTGTTTCAATTCTTTCTATGGTTACCTTATCCATTGCTGATTATCCGTTTAATAAAGCTGAACACATATTTTCCGCCCGATGCCAATGGTGATCTGAAATACCACGCAAAAAAGGCAAGAGTAATCCCGATATAATATTTGATCCACTTGGGCGTATGAGGAACCTCTACAATTGGCCCAGGTATCAATATTGTTTTATCCGTTGTTTTTGATTGGAAGGTGTATAACCTATGTTCCAACCAGTTAATTCTTTGGAGCAAACTATCCATGTTGCATTCCACACTGATCTTTCCCTTGTTGGTTATTTTAACAGATGCTGTCAGGTTGCCCTTTTTAACAGACTTCTTGTATATGAAACTGTCTACAAATGGCTGTGCATCTTCTTTGATAAAGTCAAGTGAGTCGGAGATAACCACTCTTTCTCCTGGTATACTGATTACACTATCCCGGTATATAACACTGTCTTTGATAACCACACTATCCTTGATAGTTACAGAAGCTGTTTGCGGAACAGCCTTACGGCCACAGCTGGCTGCGATCAACAGTATTACTAATATGAGAATGGTATTACGCACCTAATTTTTCTCCGTTTTCGTTTCTGATACTTCTTTTGGTAAACTTTTCTGCTGTTACTGCTCCGATGCCGATCCACAGGGTATAGTTGAGATCATCCCAAATGTTCTGATTAAGCGTAGCCTTGAAAAAGGTTACACCGATGGTAATAGCCGCAATCAGCAGGAAGATCCCGAAGCTGATCAGCCGCTTGTTACTGCCCTGACCATCCACATCACTAAACATTTGCTGTATGAACTTCATGGTTCCTTTCTTTTGTATGATCTGATCCACTTGTCAATGGTATATCCGATGGTAACCAAACCGGCAATTATGCTCACCCAAACCAATACATCCTCTTTTGTAACATGGCTGAGAAATCCTAAAAAAACTGTAACCATTGCCCCGCCAAGGCTTTTTGTATTTGTATGATCCAGGTGTTCCATGCCTATTTAATTGGCTTTTAAAGTGCTGCTTCAGGAGAACCTACGAGGCCCTCCATCAGCAGCGGGTGATCAGCAACGGATAGTTGAATAAGGTTAATTCTCGTCAGGTCGCCGTAGGTACGATAGGTTCAGGTAACTGACCTGGGTGCCGCTGGTCTTGTACTGAACTCTGTAACTGTTATATGATGTACTCGTAATAAGCCAGACTTTTGAATTAGTTGCCTGATCGGAAAGAGTTAACGTATCGGTGTTAACGTTCACCCATCCAATACCATCCACTGTACCCTGCAAAATCACAGTGCCACCTACAGTACCACTTACTTTGGTAACGGTTGCCTGAATCGATTTCAGATTACTGCCAACGGATTTGATGGTTACATAATTGGTATCAGCGTTAGTAGTGGTATCCGAAGGGTATACAACCCTTTCAGGTCTTAACCACTCTGGCTGTACACTGTTTTGCGCCTTTACACAAACGGTGCTTAAAGTTGCCGCTAAGGCAATCAGGAGTAACTTTTTCATGTGTATACTGTTGATGCGTTAAACAGGAGGCCAGCCGTAACTGGCCTCCTTATAATTAGATTTCAAATGGTTTTTCTGTATTACTCTGCAACGATATCCTCGATCACAGAAACCACACCGGCTGGCCTTCTCTGGCGACCTCCTAAACGGAGTTCCATAGAGTAGATATCACCGTAGTATTCTGCCCGGTTCTGGTTGTCGAAGATGTCTACGTTACCCTTGGCACGCTCCAGGCAGTCTTTCTGGTAGAACAGTGAAGCTGCACTATCGTTTGCACCAGCTGCGTAACCATTGGCCTGCTCATCTACTGGTTCCCAAACCAAACCGGTTTTTCTCCAGCGTTGTACGGAACTACGCATCATGAATTTGAAGCCCAGGTATGTTCCTACAACACCCTTTTCCACATCTGCCAGGCGGTAGAAGTTGGTTTGTGCTGCATCACTCAGACTATCAATAAACTGCTGGTAATGGAATGCGGTAAGCAATGCCACTCGGCCATTGGGGTTAATATTGGCGGCATCAAATGCTTTCTTGATCTCTCCAACGGTAGCTTTACTGAAGGTTTTTCTGATACCGGTTGCGCCGTCAATCAGATCAATCGATGTATTGGCTCCAGTAGTCAATTTGTAAGTACCAGGCACCAAACCGTCAGGAGTTCCATCGCCTTTACGAGACCAGCGGTACAAGAGACCGTCCATAGCCGCCTGGATCAAGGCTGCCTGATCTTCGCCCATTGCACTCTGACGCTTATCGTAGCTCAGCTCATATTGTTCAATACGTTCAATATGGCGTGGGGTAGAATAGTAGGTGTCAATGGCGTACAGGATATCAGAGTCGGTTCTTTTTACAGCGTTCACAGGAAACTCGGTAACATTCTTTCTTACGGTGCTTGGTGTGCCCGCCATAGGAATGTGAACCACTTTGCCGTCCAGTACATACTGATCAGCATTAAATGCCAGCTCAGCAAATTCATTGTTCTTGAAAAGGTTGTCAACAATGTCCTTTGTCCAGATCTCCTTCTGGATTGCCATATAGGCAATATCTCCTACTTTTTTAGGCAACATCATGCCCACTGCCAGGAGAACACCAAAGGTGGCAAACGGATTTACGGAGAACAGTGCTGAGAGTAACACCGACATCAGTGCGGTGAACAGGAGTGACGTGATAGCTTTGAGCTGTTTCATTTGTCTTTATTTAAGTAGTTGATATTGATAATCGCCTTCCGTTGCTGATTACCCTTTCAACCGCTTATTCCCCGGTATACTCTTTCCCGAATGCCTCTTTGTATTTGGCTTTGAAGGCATCTATGCTAAGTGCCTTCAACTTTGGCAGCTCGCCGGATTTATCCAACTCATCATAGGTCTTAGCTGAAAGGTTTTTCAGTGTTTCGGCATCGCCACCAGTGAGGTTAATCTGCTCTGAAATGCTGTTATAAACCGGTAATGCATCGATCAGGTTTTTTAAACCAGTTGGGTTTTCTTCGTAGTCAACAGCCAGAGTCTTACCAGCAGCAACTGTGATCTTACCTTCTTTTTGTGCTGTAGCCAGCAGGTCTTCAATCGTCTTCTTATTTGCTTCTTTTTTAAAGTCTTGCAGTTCTTTTACAGCAGTAGACTTTGCATTATTAGCATCAGCTAACTGCTGCTCCAAGCCAGGCACTTTGGCAGCCAGCGATACAAGGTTTTCAAATGCTGCTGTTACTTCAGCTTCAGGAGCTTCTGCACTCAGGTTCAATTTTTGAATCTGCTCGGCGGTCAGAGTGATAACTTTCATAGTAGGTTTTTTGAGATTAAAGTCAGCGAGGTTGATTTCATTACCGTCTTTGTCGAAAAGATTCTTCAGAGCGTTGTAGTTGCCTGGGATATCTACCAGACTGGCTTCCCGGTTGTACCATTTAGTAACATCCGGGCCGGTTTGATTAGGTAAGGGGTTTTTGGGAGACTTATCCATCTCAATAACCACAAAGTGGCCACAAGAGGCTGCATTCAGAAAACCATTCTCTATCTCATCAACTGTGCGCTGTCCACGAGGGTGTGCCAGATTGATGTTTGGTTTTGCAAATACCTGATCACCTTCTTTCCTGAAATCAGACCAGCGAACCAACACTCCGTTAGCCCTGTCGTGCATATAATAGCCGATGGGGTTTTTCTCGAACTCACTCATCAGATAGCCAGCAGTATGCAACCGGAATCCGTAAGAATTAACGGAGCTATCGGTTAACAGAAACTCTTTGTCTATCTTTTTGAATTTGTCCATTTTTACGGTTATTCGCTTGTGTAGGATGTAAAATTGCAATCGCAGCAAACCCTTACCAAATGGGCTTTTCAGCACTTATACAATACTGCTGCATGCCTGAATACAAACTGTACCGTCATGGAATATTCGTTTTGAAAACAGGGGTACTTTCTGGGCAACTTTGCTAAAAGCAAAGCGTAATGGCAGACTCTTCAATGTCAATGAGTGACAAACAGTATCTCGCTAAGATTCTGTTCACCAGAGAAAAACTGGAACAGAAAGCAATAGCCAATAAGGTTGGTGTAAGCGAAAAAACCATCAGCAAATGGGTTAACGATTTTAATTGGAGAAGCCTACGGGATCGTTTGTTGGTGGGGAAGGAAGAAATACTCAACAACTTTTATGAGCAGTTACGTGAACTGAATGATGCCATCCGTTTGAAAAAGCCGGGTGAAAGGTATGGCGATTCAAAACAGTCAGATACACAGGTTAAGTTAACCGCCTCTATCCGTAACCTGGAGACTGAACTGGCCATAGCTGATCTGGTTGAAAGTGGTATCCGGTTTGGCAAATATTTACAAAGTAATGGTAGCCCTGAACAGGTAACAGAATTCATGGAGCTGTGGAATGATTTTATCGTATCAAATCTTAAATGATGAGTCAGGTTAAGCTGATCACCGCCAATAAAACAAACAAACAAGCCCTTGCAGAATGGGATGAGTATCTTGATAGTATCAGGAGCAGTACCCCTATTAACATACACGAAACCACAGAGGAGAAAGCCAAGCGCAAAAAGGAATTGGAGAAACCGGGTAATGAGGAAGCATGGATAAAATACTACTTCCCAAGTTACAGTTTTGCTGATCCGGCTCCTTTTCAGATTAAAAGCACTTTAAAGGTCATCAGAGCCAAACGTATATACCAGCGAAGGGCATGGGCCAGAGGGCTTGCGAAAAGCACCCGCCGCATGTTTGAGATATTCTACAAGATGTTTGTGCAGAAGTGGCGTATCAATGCCCTGCTCATAAGCAAGAGCGAAAGTAATGCGATAAGGCTGCTGGCACCCTACCGGGCTAACCTTGAGGTAAACCAGCGTTTAATTCATGATTATGGTATGCAGCAAAAGCCGGGATCGTGGACGGATGCCGAGTTTGTAACACGCAATAAATCAGCATTCCGGGCGGTAGGTATTGGGCAAAACCCAAGGGGTGCCAAGCTGGAAGAGATGCGTGTAAACGTACTCATATTTGATGATGCAGATGATGACGAAGTTTGCCGCAACACAGATCGCTTAAACCAGAACTGGCAATGGATAGAGCGTGCAGCCATACCTACGGTTGATATTGCCAAAGACTACCTTATTTTCTTCGATAACAACATTATTGCAGAGGATAGCCTTGCAGTTCGTGCTGCAGGGTATGCAGATGATGTAGAACTGGTTAATATCAGAGATGAAGATGGTAAAAGTACATGGCCTCAGAAAAACAGTGAAGCGGATATTGATTCTATCCTTTCAAAGGTCAGCTACGAAAGTGGACAAGCAGAGTATTTTAACGATGGAACACCGGTAGGACAGGTGTTTAAAGAAATGAAGTGGGGTAAATGCCCACCGTTAAAATCTATGCCACTGGTAGTTGTGTACGCCGACCCATCACCAAGTAACAAAGATAAACCCGGCCTTAAATCAAAGGCCAAAAATAGTTGTAAAGCTGTAGGAGTATTGGGCTACATTAATGAAACCCTATATGTCTATAAGGCATTCGTGGATATTACCACCAATAGCACTTTCGTAGACTGGCTATATGCCTCACGCAGTTACGTGGCCAATGCTACTCAGCTTTACACTTTTATTGAAAACAATGGACTGCAAGACCCCTTTTACGAGCAGGTGTTACTTCCCCTCATATCCGAAAAGGGCAAAGAGATCAACGACACATTAAGCGTTTCTGGAGACAATCGTGATAAGCCTGATAAGTACTTCCGTATTGAAGGTAACCTGGAACCATTGAACAGAACCGGAAGGCTGGTGCTGAACATAGATGAAAAGGATGATCCGCACATGAAAAGGCTGGAAGGCCAGTTTAAGAAGGTAAGCCCAAACAGCAAAACGATGGATGGCCCGGATATGGTAGAAGGTGGTTTATACATCCTAAAAATGAAGATAGGATCGATGTCGCTTGATGCTATTGCTATCCACAAACGCAAACGTTCAGAAAGAAAAAGCTACTAATATGCCCTACTTAACTATTGATGATTTAACCACTCATCTGTACCCGGAAGTTATTCTGGAGATCACCAGAGAAACCGTAAAAGAGTTTGCCACCCTTGCCGGGTTCCCGGTTGCTGGTATTAAACGGTATTACTACAAAGCAACCAACACAGGTAAGTACTATATCTGGGATGGAGATAGTTATATAGAAAAAGCCTATCCCGATCGGGTAAGTAAAGCAATCAATACCGGTGTTGGCGAGGCTATTAGCTATTTAACAAGGTACGATACGGTAAAAATGTTCTCCAACGATGATGTAATGCGAGTTTTTCAGGATGATAACCTGGACAGCAAAGTAAAAGACCTCATCATCTGGCACCTCGTTAAATTATGCAATGTGCAAACCAATCTGGAACTGATTGAAACAAACTATACTAAAGCCATCAGCTATTTCAAAGATGTGCAGAAGGGAATTGCAGACCCGGCATGGCCTTTAAAGTCAAACTCAACAGATACACCTGGAGATGATGCCGGTCAGGTAGAGTTCCGTTGCGAAACCAAACGTAGAAACAGCTATTAATAAAATACTTTATGTCAACAAAGCAGCCCAGAATAACCAAAGCTCCAGCAGCTAAAAAAAGTGCCGATGTACTGGTTCCCGCCAATGTTACAAAGGCTCCTGAACAGAACATGGATAAGCTGATCGTAAACCATATTGTGATGCGATCTGTTGATCGCTCTCGCAAAGAGGTGGGAGATTGGAGAGATAGCCACAGAGCAGCAGAAAGCATCTACTATCCTAACCGTACACGGTTATTGGATTTGTATGCAGATGTTGAGTTGGACGGACATTTAAGTGGATTGATGATGAAGCGGGTTGAGGCTGTTCTCAATAAGAAGATGCGTTTTGTAAAGGATGGTAAGGAGGTAGATGATGTATGCGAACTAATTAACAGCAACGAATTCCGGGAGATTAAAAAGGGAATAGTAAACAGCATTTTTTATGGTGTTGAAGGTTTTGAGTTTCTACCATCAGACAGCTTAACCTTTAAGAAGATCCCACGAAAGCATATTAAGCCGGAAAGAAAGGTAATTGCTATCAACCAAACAGACTATGATGGTATTCCTTACGAAGATTTGAAGAACCTCTGGATTATATCCAACGAGCGAGAGCTGGGATTATTACTGAAGTGCGCCTTTTATGTATTACTCAAAAAAGGAAATTTCAGTGATTGGGCTAACTATATCGAAATATTTGGACAGCCAATGGTGGTTACCAAGTACGACACTTACGACCAAAAAACAAAAGACCAGCTTACCAATGCCATCAACGATATAGGAGCTGCTATGCGCATCAGCATTCCAAAGCAGGCAGACTTTGAAATATTGGATGGCAAAACCAGCAATGGCACCGGAGACTTACAGGACAAATTCAACGATGCCTGTAATAATGAATTGAGTGTGTTGGTTCTGGGTAATACCGAAACTACCAAAAGCAGCAAAAGCAGCGGTTATGCCCAAAGTAAAGAGCATGGAAAACAGCAGGACGAAATCATTAAAAGCGATACGCTTTTTGTCTGCAACCTACTCAACAGCGATAAGTTCCTTTCTATACTTGAATCGTATGGCTACGATGTAAAGGGTGGAAAATTTGTGATAGAGGAAAAGATGTCTGTGCCAGAACAAAAAATCCGTGCAGAAGTGCTGGATACACTAAAAAATAAGCTCGGACTTCCGCTGGATCACGACAGCCTTTACGAAGAGTTTGGCGTGGCAAAGCCGAAAAATTACGATCAGCAAATACATGAACAGGAGGAAACTATTATTGAGCCTGATGAAGAGATTGAAGATGAGGAAGAGGGCGATATAAAAAAGCCAGATAACAAAAATCCGGGCCAGCCGATAGAAAAAAAGACACTTACTGCCAAGGAACGCTTCTGGGATAAAATGGCCAATTTTTTCGACCAAGCCCGCAAGGATTAAAAAACTATCTGAGCGGGCTGCCGGGCATGCATTATAGGGAGTTAAAAGCCAGTTTAAATGCTGATTACACATTTATTACCGGCCATTGCTGTGATCATGACCAGTTGCCCAACCTGGCGGGCGATGAGAATAGCGAACTATTGCGCCTGGGAGACGAATTGGCGGCAAAAATTTACGAGGCCAAGTCTATGCTCGGAACTATCCCGGATGCCCTTATTATGGCATATTCTTCCAAATTAATGGAAGCCATACTACAGGGCGTGGCTGATAGCGGAATAGATATTGAAGATTCTAACCTGCTGGCGGCACTGGAACAGAACGTATATCAATTTGGAGCGGCCAAGAGCTTCACCCAAATGAAGAGTCTTACACAGGCCCTACTGGATGATCAGGGTAAGCTGCGTACCTGGACACAGTTTCGCAACGAAGCTCTGAAGATCAATAACGAGCAGGTAATGCAATGGCTACAGGCCGAGTATCAAAATGCCATAGGATGCGCCCAGATGGCCAGCCGGTGGATAGATATTACGAGCCGGGCTAAAAATCTTCCCATGATCCGGTATGTAACCGCCGGGGATGATCGGGTAAGACCAGCTCACAGGGCTATGAATGGGATCACATTACCCGTTAACCATCCCTTCTGGCTTTCTTACTTCCCACCAAACGGATGGGGCTGCCGATGCGATATACAGCAGGGCAATTGGGAAGCCACTGCCGAAACGGATCTCTATTATCCAACGGATACAGAGGTTCCCGGTATATTCAGGTTTAACCCAGGTGCAACCCGCATGGCATTCCCAGCTTCTCATCCCTACTTCATAGGTGTACCGCATGATATACTGGAGCAGGGCAACCAACTTTATAAACAGAACAAAGCTGCCTAATGTCAGGTTACGATAAACTACAATCAGAAGTTAAGCAGGCAGTACTTCGCTTACCGCTTATTGTAGGCAACGCAGCGGTT